ATATTTATGAGAATTCATACATAGTACACGCTATGTTATAACCAAATTTTTACTAATTTGAATATTTTTTTGCTGTTAAATCGGCATTTTAAATGTCCAAAGGTGTAAAACTTCAAAGAATTTAAACTAATTTATATAGATATAATAAATAGATGGCAATAAATGCGATAAAAGATTTGATATAAAAATTGTAGGAAGTAAATAATCCTGTAAATGTGGATGGGATATGTTCTATGATGGAATCATAAATAATTGGTGAAAATATCATTCCAATGATAATGATAATAATTGCTGATTTTCTAACATATTCCTCATTATAATAAGATTTATTATTTGATTTTATCATTGGTTGTTGCATAACAGGTTTTTGATATTGTTGCACTTGTGGTTGATTAGACATAGGAACAGATGGGGATGGAGATTGAGATGGAGATGACGCAGGGGATTGAGAGGAAGAATCATAATTAATTTGATAACCATTATTTATTTTTAATTCTTGTTGAAATTCGTTTAATATGTCTTTAACGATGGGGTCATCACTATCATCTACTTTCACACCAGAATTGGTTTTCATAGGAATATTGTCTATATTTGTAGTCATATTCATTTGTTATTAATTATTTAATTAAAGACAATAAAAATAAATGATTATAATTACGCAAAGATTTTATTTAAAAAGGATGGTTCTTCAATCTTATTTTCAGGTATATCATTTCCTTCATAATACATAATAGGGTCATTATTACATTCTACTTGTTTTGATTTATATTTATAACAGGTATCTTCTATTTTAAACATTTTACCCTCAATATCTTCATATCTTGGTGCATAATATAAGATACAATTATCTTTGCAAACACGTTTGAATAATAGGGCAATTGCTAAACCAAAAATAGCGCTAATAAACATTTGACCAGTAGAATTATAATATAATCTATCAATAATCTTTTTTAGTTCCATAATATTTATTTACCTATCTACCTATATAATTTAGATTTATTTATATTATTGGTTGAACTATTGCGGTATTATCACATTTAACCTCATCAACTTCATATTTATAACATATATCATTTTCATTTTTATAGATATTTTTATTTGAATTATAGGGAGTTGGATATTTCGTAATAATACGTGCTTTAGGTGTTGATATATATACATATAATATGCCGATGGTAAAACCCATAATGAATGCTAAATAATTAAATTTAAAACTCTTTTTTTCCATTTTATATAATCTCTAATTAATAGATTATAAAAATATGGCATTTGCTCAATTTATTACATCTTTAGTTACAGGTTCCACCTTTTATATTATAGGTGAAATGCTTACACGATTTGTTTCCATTGTTTCCCCATTATTTCAAATCTTTTATTACATATTTATTTTAATTGGATATTTCATTAATGTTTTCATTTCAAGTATTGGATTTATATTTATCGTAATTCAAGATTTCTTTACAAGTTTATGGGGATATTTGCAACAAATTATATATATATTTACTACATTTGCTGAAGTATGGGGAAAAATAATTGATATCTTTTATACAGTTCTTGGTTATATTACAGGTATTATAGCATTCATATTTGAATTCGCAGAAACTGGCGGAGAAGATATATTTAGTTCTTAAAATTCTTATTTCTTATTATCTCCTTCGTATATATATCAGGAATATCATTTAATTGCGGTCTTTCCAATGAGACAAGTTTATGTAAATCACCTACATTTTTAGACATCTTCCATTGATTATAAAAATCTAATCTATTATAGAAATATTCATTATATTTATTATCATTTTCACGACGTTTATTCTCATAATTATTTAAATAAAATTCTTTATCTTCTAAATTCTTATTATGTCGTTCTTCTTCCTCTTTTTTATAATTTTTAATAAATGCCATCAATTTATTTTTATTCATTGTCTTATCTTCAAGTTTATTCATACAATTTGATAATAGCAATCCAATATTAATAATACTCATCTTTATTTATTACTATCATAAATATTTGGTTGTGTTTGTTCAAACATACCTTTATAAAATTCCCCTAATTTCTCACTCGGTGATAATTGTTCCTCATATTCACTCCTCGATATATATTTAATAATCACCTCTGGTTTCGTCATCTTCTCATATTTCTTACTATAATATCCCTTTATTACTAATATCATACCAAGAAATAATATAAATATTGCTACTGCCTTCATCTATTACTTATTTATTAAATAAATATAAAAATAATATCATTCATTTATTCCTCCTTCGCATCCTCCATTGATTCCTCCTTGGATTCCTCATTGGATTCCTCCTTGGATTCCTCCTTGGATTCCTCCTTGGATTCCTCCTTGGATTCCTCCTTGGATTCCTCATTGGATTCCTCCTTGGATTCCTCCTTGGATTCCTCTTTGGATTCCTCATTGGAATCTCGTAGTTTTCGGGTAGTCCAAGGGTCATTTTCTTGAAGATTTGATGCTAAATCATCTGTATCTTTTTTGCTACGAGTAACAAAGTCATTTTTACGTTTATCAAATACTTCATCACGATCATCCATATTCTTCTTATATTGTTTCATAAGTGTATTTAGTTGGGTTTCGCTATATTCTTGATTTTCCAAATCATTTGGATTCGGTGACCAAGGACACCAACATCCAATTTGACCGATGAAAATATCAAATTTATTATCCACTTTCTTCAAGAATTCACAACGATTTTTCGCTTCATCAATTGTATCAAATACACCCCTCACCTTAATTCCCCGAATACTTGTCATAAAATTATTATCTCTATGAAAATCCTTCTCAATATCACTTCCATAAGCACTTTTATAAAATTTATATTGTTCATCCATCTCCTTTTCATCAAACACATAAGCGTGATTATTGCGAATAGTCTCAAATAAATCCTTATTATCAGGATACTTATTTTCAAGATTATCCATTAATGATTTCATATCTTTCGCGAAATTACCCATAAAACGCTGGAAATAATATGCTTCCTTATTTATTAATACATCCTCGGGACTTAAAAAAGATAGAAGACAATAATTTTGATTACGAATAATAGGGTCTTCATTTAGAAAATCATAATCTTTTGTAGATACAAGGACTTCCTCTCCATTCATTTTATTTATTATATTTAAATAAATTAAAAATCTTATATCATTTTATTTTCTATATAATAAATATAGAAAGTTGTATAGAAATATGAACGGAGAACCTACATATTCGCTTGATATATGGGAAGCGCTCATTCGTCTTCTCAAATATGCTATCGAAGCCTTTGTCGTTGCTTTAGCAGCGTATTTCCTTCCTCAAAATCGCCTTAAACCCAATGAAATATGGATGATTGCTTTAACTGCTGCCGCTATATTCGCCATCTTTGATTTAGTTTCTCCATCTATTTCTGCGGGAGCACGTCAAGGTGTGGGACTTGGTGCAGGTTTCCGTCTTGTAGGATTCCCAGCGGTTTAGAGGGATGGAATAACGGTATAATTTAATTCTTCACATATTTTTTTCCATATTTGGTCTTGAGCATATAATTTCTCTCTACTTTTTAATAAAGGGAAGAATTTCAAATATTCATTAAGTCCTAATATTTGAAAAAATTTATATAAAACATAACTATAGGATAAAAAATTCTTTCTATCCTTTGGACAATGTTTTAGAAAGGGTGCTTGAATATCCCTAAACATATTACATAATTTCTCCTCTAATTCAGGAGAAAATTGAGGTGTAGGAATACCATTAATCCTATTAATTATATAATTAATATGTTCATAATACTTATTTATCCGTAACCGTTTCAATATTTCTCTCATCTTATTATAAGTAATCGTCCGTGTATCTATTATTTTCTCCTTCTTAATCTCATTTAATATCTTCTCAAATACCTCATTTGGTATATCCGTGCTTTCCTTCCCTTGCACCTGATTACACCATTCCCTAAAATGATTTATCCTCTTATAACTAAAATGGGATGTGTCTTTCGTATTCTGTTTCAATATAGGTCTATTCTGTTCTACTAATAATGGTTCCTGAAAACCACAACAATCACATATCATAATAGCATCGTGTTGAAGACAAGTTAAAGGATTCCCGCAATTATTACATAATTCCCTATTATCGAAATAAATCTTCTTTATATGATTATTATTTGTCATTGATAAATACTTATCCACTAATGAACTTTTCTCAATAATTTTATCATCCATTCCATCCATCATATCCATCTCATTATAAATATCCATATCTATATCATTCTCTTTATCTTTATCCTTATCCTTATCCTTATCATTTGAATCATCTTTAGAAGTTTGTATATGCGAATTAAATAAATCAATAATAGTCTTATTTTTAGTTTTCACAGGTGCAGGTTTTATAGGATTATATACAGGACTTGTTAATGATTGTTTTTCAAGCATATCATAGTAATTAAATAAGATATAGCAAGTGTTTTCATAATATTCTATTTCATCTATATTATTCACATTCTTCATTTGTCCCCTCAATTCAATTATATCTTCTCGTATTCGTATATTACTTGTCCATAACTCATTATAATAATTTATATCATTCTCATTATTTTTATTATAATGAATTATTAAATTATTTACTTGTTTATATAAGTCCTCTAACTCATTTATCCTTAAGCGATTATTTACATCATTATTTATCTTTATAGAATAATCATTTATCACCTTCGTATGCATTGCATCCAATGTAGATAATTCCTTATTATAAACACGTTTTTTTGATGTTTTATCTTTAAACATTTTTAATGTTATATCTAATATAAAAATTGTTTAAATATGCTTATATACTTAAAACGGCGGTTATATAAGTTTTAATAACTCTTTTTTTTTCTCCTATTATAGTATAAAGAATATAGCATAAATGGGTGGTGGTCTTCTTCAACTTGTCGCTTACGGTGCACAGGACGTTTATTTAACCGGTAATCCTCAAATTACTTTCTTCAAAGTCGTATATCGTCGTCATACCAATTTCTCTATGGAGGCAATCCAACAAACATTTTCAGGTATTCCCGCATATGGTAATACCGTCTATTGTCAAATATCACGTAATGGCGATTTAATCCATCGTGCTTATTTACAAGTTACTCTCCCTGCGTTATCTGCCAATGATAAGTATGTGAATTATGTGGGTCTTCGTCTATTAAAATCTATTTCTATAGAAATAGGCGGACAACAAATTGATAAACATTACTCCGATTGGTTATACATATGGAATGAATTATCTCTCCCCATTGGCAAACGTTCTGCTTGGGAGTTAATGGTTGGCGCTGATACTGATATAACCACTCCTGTCTCCAATACCTTATATATCCCTCTTGAATTCTGGTTCTGTCGCAATATCGGTCTTGCCCTTCCCCTTATCGCTCTTCAATATCACGAAGTCAAGATTAAAATAGAATTTGAATCTCTCGCTAATTGTGTTTATAAACTTGCTACCAATGACACCGTTGCTCCTGATACTACTACCACTCGCCTTGACGCCAATTTATGGGTTGATTATATATTCCTTGATACCGATGAACGTCGCAAGTTCGCTCAATTATCTCACGAGTATCTCATTGAACAACTTCAATTCACTGGTGCCGAGTCTTTAACCCAAAATACTGCTACTCGTGTGAAATTAAATTTTAATCATCCTTGCAAGGAATTAATATGGGTCGCTAAATTTAATAAGAATACTTCTGTCACTCAATGGTATAATTATACCGTAAATGCGAATAATGGTTTCAATGCTGGTAATGTCGCCATTGGTGGAACGCAAGGTCTTGTTAATTCCATCCATAAATTATCTGTTTCTGGTGATACTACAGAGGCAAATGTGCTCAAGAGCATCGTTTATAATGTAGAACCTGGTTTCTCAAGTGCTGCAAAGAATCCATTCACCAAATGTTTATTACAATTAAATGGTAATGACAGATTTGCCGAACGTGATGGTTCCTATTTTAATTATGTCCAACCTTATCAACATCATACCAATATCCCTGCTAATAAAGGTATTAATGTTTATTCATTTGCCATAAAACCTGAAGAACATCAACCCTCTGGCACTTTAAATATGTCTCGCATTGATACTGCCGTTTTAGCAGTTACAAGTGGTTCAACTGAAGCTGGATTAATACACGTGTATGCCACTAATTATAACGTTCTCCGTATTTTATCAGGAATGGGTGGTCTCGCTTATTCTAATTAAATTTCTATATAGATTTATATGTATATAAGTTTTAATAACTCTTTTTTTTTCTCCTATTATAGTATAAAGAATATAGCATAAATGGGTGGTGGTCTTCTTCAACTTGTCGCTTACGGTGCACAGGACGTTTATTTAACCGGTAATCCTCAAATTACTTTCTTCAAAG